TTAGATGTCCTCGGATGAATTAACCACACGAGCCAATATCTGATAAATATATTCCGGCTGACGGGTTTCCAAAGGATACTGTTGATCGCCGAACTGGAAAGCAATGCCATTCTGATAAGGAGTTACAGCTGACAATGCCGAAATCTTCTTATCGAAAGCTCCTTTGTTTGCTGAAAATACAACTCTCTTATTCGTAATAGAAAGAACTCCCTGTGTACGCTCCTGCACGTCACCACGGATTGGAGCTGCCTTTCTCGCCCCAAGATGTACCGACATACCTTTTGCAATACGGACACTGGTGCCGCGGCTTCCTCCGGAATATCCTACAACCACATTCTTTGTTTTAACAAAAGTAGCTGGTCCACAGTAATGACACACCTCTCCGTTTGCAAGCATTACATTTGATGGCACAACTGGTAGTGGAGCATCTGCTGAAATCTGCATTGGTCTGTTGCCCTGGATGCGTTCCCCATGAAGTGCTGCCAGCAGGTACCGGATGCAGTCAACAAACCATCCGATACAAAACAATCCGAATGTACATAGGTAAAGGATACCCATGCCAATTTTCTTTTCTCTGAATTTATGAACCCCAAGCCATCCAAACAGGAGGCAGATAACAAAATCGGTCCAAGCTGCAGTCCATACCATAATATTCCTCCAATCGTTCTGTTATTTTTTTTAAGCCCCTTTTCCTTCGGTACCACTCGAAGGAAATGATTTTTTTTCTTCGTCTGCGTATTTGCCATACTCACCAGCTGCAACTGCCGAGATACCCTCTACGCACAAAACACCTGCCTTTGCTAATAAATATTGCTGGCTATCTTCGTCACAGCGGTTGAATTTTTGAAGGAGCGATTCTTCCTGTGAACTTATTCTCTTTCTGCTTGAAATGTTCAAAAGATAGTCCGTCGAAACATTCAAAGCTCCAGCGATTTTTATTAAATCTTCAATAGATGGCATTTTGTTACCATACAAATATGCGTCCTTTTCTTCTTTATGAAATCCTACCCTTTGAGCAAATTCATCCTCCGACATTTTTTGCTCTTCCATTAAATCTCGAATTCTCATTTTGAAATCAAGAACAAACTCTGGAGTATCCATTTTGAAGTTTGCGTAATCAATATTTGGAACTCCGTGGTCATACAATTGTGCGACTGACACTCCGAACAATTTGGAAAGTTCAGATAATGTCTCACTATTTGGTTCAGAAACATTATTTTCCCAACTACTGATGGTTTGTTTTACAACACCAAGTTTCTTTCCTAATTCGCCCTGAGTAAGTCCAGCTTCTTTTCTGAGCTGCTTAATTATGTTGCCGTTTACAGCCATATAGCCAACCTCCTTGCGTGTTTATATTTTAGTCCAAAATCATTGGACTTTCAATGGCAAAACAGATAAGTCCAAAAAATATTGACAAAATCTATTGACAATCCAATATCAATGGACTATTATGTAAATGTCCATAGAAAATGGACTGAAAGGAGGATACAAAATTGGATACCAGCACAATCAATATTGCAGAAAGAGTAAAAGATGCTCGTAGGGATGCCAAATTAACACAGACCGAGCTCGGAAAGAGAATTGGGAAATCTAAACAGTGGGTATCCGAACTGGAGCGTGGAAATATTAAATTAAGTTTTGAGATGGCTGTAAGTATCTCCAACGCTTGCAATAAGACGACTGAATTTTTTTGCCATTAAAGTCCATAAATAATTGACTTTAATTTCATTATAAATCGTGGAGGTGAAAATCAAAATGGCAAATGTGACAGCTAAGACAAGCTCTAACATCTTTTACAAAGCCCGTTGCGAAGCGGCAACACACAATGAGCAGTTGAGCAGTAGAGAAGGAGCTGCAGATTACATGTCAATTGACAGAGGGAGACTTTATCGAATAGAGAGTGGCATTGCAGTTCCTTATCCAGAGGAAATAAGACTGATGGCAGATTTATACAATGCTCCGGAATTGGAAAATTATTTTTGCAGAACGATGTGTCCGCTCGGATGCGAAATGCCAAAAGCGGAGCTGGCGAATTTGGACAGGATCACAGTCAGAACGCTTTCGGTTTTCCGAAAGATAGGGAAAACAAAAGAAATGCTTCTCGACATCACCGCAGATGGTGTGATTGATGAAAGTGAAAAGCCAGAGCTTGATGAGGTAGTAAAAAACTTGGAAGAGGTAGAGGAAATTGCACAAAGCATGAGACTTTGGATCAAGAAGAATATGTAAGAAATAGGCTTGAATGGTCGGCAGTATCATTGGACAGAGCGAAAGCAAGGACAGTCTGGCGGTGCTATTGGCAGAGTAGAGCTTAATAATTTTTTATTTACGTTCCGCGGACATTTGACAGCAAGTGACAACAAATGTGTCCGTAATCCAATCCAATCCGAATCCAAATCCGAATCGGGAAACCAATACAATATTTGCTCGGAGCAACCAGTAGCTCCAAGCCAACAGGAGGTGACATTTTGTATTTAGCAGAAAACTTAAAGTTTCTTCGAGAGCAGAGAGGAAAGACACAGCAGGAGTTGGCAAAACTTTTTGGAGTTGAACAAAAGACATTGTCTTCGTGGGAATGTGGTAGCCGCACACCGGTAATTGGCATGATTGTTGAAATGGCAAAGTATTACGAGGTATCGCTAGATGATTTGGTTCTGACAGATATGAAACCGCCTATACCTGTATATGCACTTAATATTGCATATCTCCGCAAAAAGTACGGCATGACACAACAGGAACTGGTAGAAATCGTTGGACTAAAACATAAAAGCAGTATCTCTTTGATTGAAGCTGGAAAATACGAACCTTCCATTGAAAAATTGGAGAAACTAGCAGATTTCTTTGGTGTAACTATGGACCAGATTGTTAAACAAGATTTATCGCAGGAGGTGAGCAAATGAACGCATTGGCGACAGCACCGGGTGTTATTGCGACACCGGGGAAATATTACATAGGAGCACAAGAAGTAATGAAATATCTTGATTGCAAGGAAAACAAGGCTTATGAGCTGATAAGGCAACTTCGGGACGAGCTGGTTAAGGCAGGAAAGCTGACACCGGCATATCCAATTGGCAAAGTTCCGAGAAAGTATTTTTTTGAGAGATGCATGATTGAAGAATAGGAGGTGCAAAATGGCATATTACAATGTTTGCCCACATTGCGGTTGCAATCTGGATCCAGGAGAGAAGTGCGATTGTGAAAGCATTAAGGCGAGAGAACAGGAGACGAGCAGGGCTTTCTACAGTCAGTTTTTAAGAGCGAATGATAGCAATGGTCAGATGTCATTTGTGTTTGACCATCCCCAAGGAGGTGCGGTGTCAGCATGAGAAACAAATGTCTTTTTAGTTTAGGGTTGGTGTTTGTGATTTCGCTGACATCAATGGTTGCCTTTGCTTTCAGCTTTGTAGGAACTCCGGCAGATGAGGCGGATAGCAGAGATATTATTGTTCAATCAATGATTTCTGATGAAGCGAATGCGACACCGACTGCAACATCGGTTGCAACAACTGCTCCAGAGCAGGAAACAGAGAAAGCAGAGCGGTCAAAAATCGGCAGTATGGACTGGGATTCGGATGATGCGTACCGACTGGCCAAGATAGCAATGGCTGAAGCTGAATCCGAGGACACAGAGGGAAAGGCTCTTGTAATGCTTGTGGTCCTCAATAGGGTTTGGAGTGATGAATTTCCGGACACAATCGAAGATGTTATTTTCCAGAAGGGGCAGTTTAGCCCAATCAGCAATGGAAGATATGACGAGGTAGAGCCGGACGAGGACTGCTATAGAGCATTGCAGCTTATTCAGACTGGTGGATGGGATGAAAGCCATGGAGCAACTTACTTTGAGAGCAAGAGCGATTCTACATGGCATAGTGAAAATCTTACTTTCCTGTTTAAGCATGGAAAACATTATTTTTACAAGGAGTGAGGACAAATGAGGAAGACACTGAAAAGAGATTTGATAGCGGTTATCTGGACGCTGCTTGTCACATACGCTATCGGGAAATGGGCTTTTCATCTTGCCTATATCGAGAGAGGATACGAGGCTGTCGGAGGTGAGTATTTGTTGATTCTGGCAGTTTACTGGGGAGCATGGAAGGCAATTAACTATTTATTTGATTCATTGGAGGAATTGGAAGATGAAAGAAATTGTAGAAAAAAGAGAAGTAGAGGAACTGCTCGGATGCGAAATTACAGATGAACAGTTCGAGGAGGCATTGAAATATGCCAGACATAAGCAGGAGTACATATACCAGCGTGAGCGAAGACAGGTTGTGTTACAGCATTGGTATCTTGTGAAGCTCACAGAGGAATATGTGAGAAACCTTGCTTTTTCAAAATTCACTATGGATTTATGCAGAACATTGCGTGATATGGAAAAAGAGCACTCGATCAGAAATCAGAGTGCCCCTACGGATAACCATATTGTAGCAGTTCCTGCTTTATAAATCAAGCAAATATTACACAATATGGAGGTTTTATCTATGAACAATTCAAATGCTTTGGCTGAAATTCAGTCCAAATATCCAAACTGCAATCTGCTGTTACCAGCAGCTACATCAGTGCAGATCAACCCATTTTATAAGTGCTCCGTTATGGAAGTGGTGGCGGACACAGCACCAAGCTCAGGAGATATCTTCTCGGTCGGAAAGGTAAAGACTGGAGAGGATGGAAAAGGAAAAGCCATATATGAGGAAGTTTTCTCACCTGCAAAGCCACTTCTTATGAAGCTTGCAACTGCGGCAGGAATCCAGTTTCACCCTGAGTACACAACAGTCATAAGAGAGAATACGAATACCTATGTCGGAAAGGCATACGGAGCAGTAAGACTTCCGGATGGAAGCTACAAGACACACATGGAAACAAAGCGTATCTGCCTTGATGATGAAGAATCGAAGTACCGCCTTGAATTTATGGATAAGTCAATCATGGGTATTCATGACTGGCGAGCTTCCAAGGCCGCCGCTGAAATGTTCAAGGGGGAATGGAAACAGGAAACAGAACCAAATCAGTACGGAAAGTATGACAAATTTGTTTTTAATGTATGGCACACTCAGAGCAGCAACGCTTCTCCCAACAATATTTACATTAAAGGGGGTAAAGCTCAAACCAGAAGGTGTTGTTACTGGCATTGCGACCGCACTGATTATAGGACTTCCTGTATTTGCTTATGGAAATATCACAGGAACTGCAGCTTATAAGACAGCAGGCAGTCTTTTGACAGTTCTGTTATCCGGAACAGTTGCTTTGATTGTAAGCAGAAAGAGGGGTGCAGAGAATGGATAGCGTACTTGGAAGAAAACAGCGAATCAAAAACTCTGACTGGATAGAAACTTTTGACAGAATCGAACAGCTGATAACTAAAAAAGAGTTGGATCAGCTTGTAGATAAGACCATACAGGATATAAAAGCCAAGACGAAAGGAAAGAAAGCTGCCTACGCATGGAGCGGAGGAAAAGATTCCCTTGTGCTTGGAGAAATTTGCCGTCGGGCAGGAATAAGCTCCTGCGTCCTCGTAATCAGCAATTTGGAGTATAAAGCATTTACGCAATGGGTTGAGGATAATAAGCCTCCGGAATTGTCCATTATCAATACAGGACAGGATATTAAGTGGCTTGTTACTCATCCACACATGCTTTTCCCGCAGGATAGCAAATATGCAGCTCAATGGTTCCATATTGTTCAACATAGAGGACAGGCAAAATACTACAAAGAAAACAACCTCGATATGCTCCTTCTTGGAAGACGAAGGGCTGATGGGAATTATGTTGGAAAAGGTGACAATATCTACACCAACAGCCAAGGGGTTACACGATATAGCCCTTTGTCAAATTGGACGCATGAGCAGGTTTTGGCATATATCCATTATTATAATTTGGCTATGCCGCCTATATATGATTGGGAAAATGGCTATCTATGTGGAACGCATCCTTGGCCAGCAAGGCAATGGACAGGAAGTACAGAGAATGCCTGGAGCGAAATCTATGAGATTGACAGCTCCATAGTAATTGAGGCGGCAGAATATTTTGAGAGTGCAAAAGCATTCTTAAAGACAATAAAATAAGTTGCTGACACTTGACAGCATTTGCAGACAAAAGATTGCAAGTGCTGTCTTTTTGCTATTTGCAGATAGCGTATATATCATACGGATTTGTTCCTCCAATCAAAATACAGGAGGAAACAAAGATGGAAATTATCACAATGAAGCTGGTGGACCTCGTGAAGCCAGAAAAGAATGTCAGAATTCATACGGAGCAACAGCTGAAAGAGTTCCAAAGAAGTGTCAAAATGTTCGGACAGATCCGTCCGATTGTTGTTGACGAAAACAATGTAATCTTGGCAGGAAATGGTTTGTATGAAACATTGATTGCCATGGGAAAAGAAACAGCTGATGTTTATAAGTATGACAACCTTACTGAAAATCAGAAAAAGAAGCTGATGATTGCAGACAACAAGATTTTCAGCTTAGGTATTGAAAATCTCGATACACTCAATAGCTTTTTAGAGGACCTGCAGGGCGACCTTGATATCCCGGGCTTTGATGAAGACATATTAAAACAGATGGTGTCAGAGGCAGAGGATGTTACAGAAAAGCTCTCCGAGTATGGAACTTTGGATGATGAAGAAATCCAGAGCATTAAAGAAAGCGGAGAGAGAAAAGAACAGCAGATTCAAAAAGCGGAGGCGGAGCAGGCAGCACCAGCACCGCAGCCGATTGCTCAGCCACAACAGGAAATGCCAGAGGACAGTGAAGATACCACCGAAGTAAAGAAATTTGTTATCTGTCCGAAATGCGGGGAGAAAATATGGCTATAAAGCGGTGTGAATCCAGTATAGATGTTGTAAAGGCCGCCAAAATCCGTATAAGAAATGTATTCCAAAACGGATTGCCGGTGTATATGTCTTTCAGCGGTGGTAAGGACAGCCTTTGTATGGCACAGCTTGTTATGGAGCTTGTACAGGCAGGGGAAATCAATCCGGCACAGCTTACTGTACAATTTATAGACGAGGAAGCCATTTTCCCTTGCATGGAAGATAAGGTGAAAGAATGGCGAAAGAAATTTATGCTAATTGGAGCAAAGTTTGAGTGGTATTGCTTAGAAGTAAAACACTACAACTGCTTTAATGAGTTGTCCAACGATGAAACTTTTATTTGTTGGGACAGATATAAAAAAGACGTTTGGGTAAGACAGCCCCCATCATTCGCAATCAGAAATCATCCGCTGTTAAGACCTCGTATCGATGCATATCAGGATTTTCTTCCAAGAATATGCAGCGGAGGAATAACAATTACCGGAATCAGGACAGCGGAATCCGTGCAGAGGTTGCAAAATATTGCAACTATGCTTAAAGCTGGAAAGACAATGACAAATAAGCACCAGGTCTTTCCAATATACGATTGGACCAATAATGATGTATGGCTTTACCTCCTTCGAGAAAAGGTTGATATACCGGAAATATACCTGTTCTTATGGCAGTCTGGGACACGAAAAGGACAATTAAGAGTATCACAGTTCTTTTCGATTGACACGGCAAAGAGCCTTGTCAAAATGAATGAGTATTATCCGAACCTTATGGAACGGATAGTAAGACGGGAACCTAACGCATATCTCGCAGCCTTATATTGGGATAGTGAGATGTTTGGTAGGAGCACAGCTGCAAGAAAACAAAATGAGAAGGGAATGGCTGAGAAAGATTATAAAGCGGCTCTTTTGGAACTGTTTTCAGATATGAACGGAAATTTCCAAACAAAGCACAAGAGATATGTTGCTGAACGATACAGGAACTTTTTTATGAGTGTTTCTGCTATTGCGGACAATAAGGATTGCAAGGCCATATATGAAGGACTTATTTCTGGTGATCCAAAGCTGCGTTCCTATCGTGCTTTATATCAGAGAATCTATGGTAAATACATTACAGAAGCCAAAAAGAAGGAGGGCATGACAAATGGATAAGAAATTGAGTAGCCCGCTTTCTACTCTCCAATGGGTAGACAGGGATATGGTAAAACCAAACGATTACAACCCAAATAAAGTGTCAAAACAGAATTTGGAATTGCTGAAGCAATCCATATTAACCAATGGATGGACATTACCAATTGTTGTGAGACCGGATTTCACGATTATTGATGGTTTCCACCGATGGACTGTTGCAGGAGAAGAACCTTTGAAGTCAATGCTTGAAGGCAAGGTTCCTGTTGTAATTGTAGAACATAAGGATAAAGCCGGTAATATTTACGGTACTGTAACCCACAACAGGGCAAGAGGTACACATTTGCTTGAACCTATGAAAGCGATTGTTAAAGAGCTTATGGGAGAGGGGAAATCTGTTGAAGAAATCGGTAAGCAGCTTGGCATGAGGCCAGAGGAAATATTCCGATTATCGGACTTCTCCAAAGAAGACTTTTTGAATATGATGATTAAACCAAATCAGGGTTATTCAAAAGCAGAGTTTATAACGAAGATTTAATGTTAAAACAATAAATATTCGTGAGAGTGACACACGGGAGGGCATACACCCTCCCTTTTGTGCGTCCACGATTGCAAAACGAACAGGAGAGAGGTGGTGATATGCCGAGAGCACCGAGCGAGAAAGTAACACAAGCTGAAAAGCTATTCAATGATGGTATGGCAATGGTTGAGATTGCTAAGAAACTGGAAGTTTCAGACGGAACAGTCCGCAGCTGGAAGAACCGGTACGGATGGGGAAAAGCCTCAAAAAAAAACAAGTGCAACGTTGCGAAAAAAAATGAGAAGAAAAATGCAACGTTGCAAAAGAAAAAGAGGGGAGGTCAACCCAAAAATCAGAATGCAAAAGGCGGTTCTGGCAATCCAAATCCGAACCCTCCACCAGACAGAACAAAGCATGGTGGTTATGTTCCTGTATTTATGGATGCGTTGGATTCAGATGAGCAGGAACTTCTTGGGTCTATTCCAGAAGATACAGAGCTTCAACTGATGGAACAGATACAGCTTTTTTCGATTAGAGAGCGAAGAATACTTAAAGCAATCAATAAATACCGCGAACAAAAAGGAGAGGTTGCGGTAATGGATGTGAACCGAAGCGAGTCAAAACGCTCGTTTAAAGACCAAGAGGAAGAGGCAGAGTACGATAGGCGCCAGAAGGAGAAGGTTGATAATAAAGAAATTCTTCCGGGTAAGTCCTATAATATAGCAACACACACAGCCAATAAGGATATGATCATAGCGAGGCTGGAACAGGAACTTTCTACTGTGCAGAGTAAAAAGACAAAGGCTATTGAAGCGTTGTCCAAGTATCGCATGGAAAAGGCAAGGCTTGAAAGTGAAAGTGCTGGCAACGATGCGGTTGATGATTGGATTGCAGCTGTATTGGGAGAGGAAGTGAGCGAAGATGAATAAGAACTCACGGACATTACGAAGAAAATTCTTCCAGAAGAAAATCCCAATATACAGGAAAAATCCGGTGCTATTTGCACAAGAGGTATTGCTGTTTGAGCCTGATGATTGGCAAAAACAAGCTTTGATGGATTTGGCAGAAAGCCCGAAGGTTGCAATCAAGTCTGGACAAGGTGTTGGAAAAACAGGTATGGAAGCTGTTGCTTTGCTGTGGTTTTTATGCTGCTATCCCTATCCGAGAATTGTTGCAACAGCTCCTACCAAACAGCAGCTGCACGATGTATTGTGGTCCGAAGTCAGCAAGTGGATGAGCAAGTCTCCTTTGCTCTCAGACATCCTCAAATGGACGAAGACCTATATTTATATGGTTGGCAACGAAAAGCGTTGGTTTGCCGTAGCTAGGACTGCTACAAAGCCAGAGAATATGCAAGGTTTCCACGAGGATAATATGCTGTTTATTGTTGATGAAGCTTCTGGTGTTGCAGATCCTATCATGGAAGCAATACTTGGTACTCTTTCTGGAGCAAACAATAAGCTGCTGATGTGCGGAAACCCTACAAGAACATCTGGAACATTTTACGATGCTTTCAATGTGGATAGGTCGATATACAGGTGCCATACGGTATCGTCTGCAGATAGCAAGAGAACCAACAAGCAGAATATTGAATCTCTCATACGGAAATATGGGAGAGATAGTAATGTTGTTCTTGTCCGTGTGTTCGGAGAATTTCCAAAGCAGGAAGATGATGTGTTTATAGCCCTTTCCATAGTAGAGCATTGCTGTATGCTGGATTTGCCAGACGATGTTCCTATTAAGCGAATATCATTCGGTGTGGATGTTGCGAGATATGGCTCGGATGAAACAGTTATTGCTAAGAATGTAGGAGGAAGAATAACGCTTCCTGTATCGTTCAGAGGACAAAGCCTTATGACGACAGTTGGAAAGATAGTACAGCTCTATAGACAAGCTATAACAGAGTTTCCACGATACAGAGGGAAGATATACATTAACATTGATGATTGCGGCCTTGGTGGCGGGGTTACAGACCGTCTCGAGGAAGTAAAGCAGGAAGAAAAGCTCACACGAATGGTAATTGTTCCGGTTAATGCCGCAGGTAAAGTTCCGGAAGAAACACTTGGTGATGGGAAACAGAAAGCCTGTGATATTTACGACAATATGACAACATATCTTTGGGGCACAGTGAAAGATGCCTTGATGATGGAGGAAGTAAGTCTGGAAAATGACAATGAGCTTGTCGCTCAGTTTACTTGCAGGAAATATAGGTTGACAAGCAGGGGAAAGATGCTGCTTGAAAGCAAAGAGGAAATGAAGAAACGAGGAATTGATTCCCCGGATAGAGCAGATGCGGTTGCACTGTCTTGCTACCAGAAAAAGACATTCAATATTGGAATGAGTCAGCCGAGACATCAAATACAGCATTGTCTGCAGAGAAAAAAGAACCAAAGGAGCAGGAAGAAACAGAGACGGATTCCGCAATCGATACTGTAATCCCTACTGGATGCGGTGTGATTGTCGTTAAAGATGGGAAAATCCTAGTTGGTACAAGAAAGGATAATGGGCTTGTTTGTGGACCAGGAGGGCATATTGAAATAGGGGAAACTCCAGAGGATGCGGCAATTAGGGAAACAAGGGAAGAATTTGGGATTAACATAGCAGATATTATTCCTGTTACTCTTGTTTCTGGAATGTCTGAAGAATATTGTCCATCACAGGTATTCCTTTGCACGGAATATTACGGAGAACCGATATGCTTCAATACAGAGATGGAAAATGCCCGATTTGAGGATGTTGAAAGTCTCCTTGATATGAATTTGTTTCTCCCATTCAAACTGTCGCTCGAAGAGTTTTTAAGACAGCTTAATGAAATCCGATTGACACTTGATGAAAGTCAAAGTAATATAGAGACAGATGGAGGTCCTGGCTCCGGAAGATACCCAAAGGGTAGCGGAAAAAAGAATGAAAAGAGCGGCTCTAAGAAAAAGAAATCCCAGTCCTTGCCAATGACTGCAAAGGAAAAGGCGAAGGTGACGCATGATATAAATAATGTGTATCACGCAAAGTATAAGGGTAAGTCGAGCTGCTATATAAGGACGCATTCAAATGAGCCAGATAGCCCAGCTTATGTATATCGATTCAGAAACCATGGTTTTGATGATTACGAAATATACATGAAGGAATCCACAGATTAAGGAGGTTGTCCTATGAAAGAACAGTTATTAGCTGAATTGAAGGAATTGACTGAAAATGTTTCGGACACATACGATGACTTTGTGTATGGAATAAATTGCACAATGAAAAAGCAGGATGAAGAGGACATTCAAAGCGTCATTGATTTCATCAAAGAGAATCCAGAGAGAACATCATCCGATATTATTGAGTATTTGGATGAACTTGGAATATAAGATACGAGCCTTGCTGAGCGTGAGGCTCTTTTCTTTTGCCCTGTAGTGCCGCTAATTGTGGCATTATGGGGCTTTTTTAGTGCCAACAGTCAAATAGACGATTATAAGCTAATTTCCGAATAAGAGGCAATGAGAGAAGGTGAGAGTTTGGATGAAAGATTGAGAAAAGAACTGTTGCGGTCTGAATTGAAAGAGCGGAACAATGGGAAAAAGATTATCCGATGCAAATACAGGCCCAAGTATCCTGACAGTGCAGAAAGAGAGTATGTAAGATTGATAAATGCCTATATGACCATTGAGAAAGAAGTGCTTATGAAGCATATACCAGAGATTAAGCAAATACTCAATGATGGTACACAGCTGCGTACTGATTCCAAGAAAGATAACGAGAAGAAACGCAGGACAGCTCGGTTTTCGGCTTTGGATAATACAATAGTCCGTCTTACAATTCTTTTTAAGACTATTCAGAGAGAGCTTGATAGTGCCTTTGGACTTTATGATTTGAAAAGGCAGATAAATAGAATTGCCAACCTTGATCACAAACTCACAGTTCGGGAATGGAAAAAAGCAGTAAGTAAGACATTAGGTATTGATTTGCTTGATGACTATTATTCTGGAGAATATTACGCACAGATGTTGGAAAAGTGGGTGTCTGACAATGTGGACTTAATAAAGACGGTTCCTAATCAATCTCTTGAGCAAATGAAGGAACTGGTTTATGAAAGCTATATGAAAGGCTCAACCACAACGAATATCGTAAGAGAAATTCAGCGCCAATATGGAATGAGTAAGCGTCATGCAAAACTAATAGCCAGAGACCAGACAGCGAAGCTTAATGCTGATATTACGGAGAGCCAACAGAGAGATGCTGGTGTGTCAAAGTATGAATGGTCTGGAGTAATGGATAGACGAGAGCGGAAAAGCCATAGAGAGCTGGAAGGAAAGATAATCAGCTGGGACAATCCGCCAGATGTAGGAAATGGCAGAAAATGCCATCCTGGACAGGATTATCAATGCCGGTGTTGTGCAATTCCGGTGTTTGATATAGATAATCTGGATTTGCCAGTTTGAAAGGAAGTGGTTGCATTGAAAAAGTGACAGAAAGCAGGAGGTGCAGAAAGTGAAGCTGAAACGAATTGACAGCATTTCCATGGATCAGACTTATTACACAGAAGAAGGCTATCTTGTAGATCACCCAATTGTGACTACATGTGGCATATTTGAGTATAAGAATGACGATGGAAGCACACGGAGGGAACTCCGATTGCCTGAGAATGTCTTTGACAAGAAATCGTTGGAGAGTTACAAGGGCAAACCAATCATCATTACACATGATGCTGGAGAAGTGGATAAGGAGAATGTCCGCAGAGAGCAGATAGGTACAATTATGAGTGAAGGATACAGGGATGGAGATAGCGTTCGCTGTGAGATTATTATTCATGATACAAATGCTTTGAAAAGTTGCGGATTGAAAGAGTTATCCCTTGGATACAGCCTTGATACTGATGATACTCCGGGAGTATATCACGGAGAGAAATACGATTGTATTCAGAAAAATATCGAAATCAATCATCTTGCACTTGTCGGAGAAGCAAGAGCGGGAGAAACTGCTCGCTTGAATATCGATGGCAAGGATGATGATACACAAATCTTAAAAGGAGGCAAAGTAATTATGTACAAACCTAATTCAAAAGGCCGCAGAGCTGATGAGGGCGAAGAGCTTACACCAGAAGAGATGGAAGCTGCTATTGCTTTATTCAAGGCTCAGAAAGCCGCAAATCAGGCAACTGGTGAGGGAGTTGATGGAGAAGATCCAGAGGAAACACCAGCAGCTAATCCGGAGGAAAATGGAGAACCGGAAAAGACACCCGTTGAAAAGGTTAAGGAGAATATTGACCGCAGAGATGCTGAGGGTGATGGTATGTCGCCAGAGGATATTATTGCAGAGCAGAAAGCAGACCTTGATACTCTCTTACAGGAGATTGACAAGATGCAGGCTCAGAGCGATATGAATGGTGATGAAGGAGAAGATGCTGGAGAGAAAGAAGAAACTGCTCCTACAGACGAAAACACAGATTCGGATGACGAGGGAGCGGGTGCAGAATGCGATCCGGAGAAACAGAAAGGAGTAAACATGGATTCTGTGGATAAAATTATTCAGGACCGCCTTGATGTGTGCCGAATGGCTGACCGATTAAACCTTGATGGAGTTGAAGGGCTTTCGGTAAGAGAAGGAAGAAAACGCATTATCAAGGCAGTTAATCCGAAGATGAATCTTGATGGAAAGAGTGACAGCTATATCAATGCAGCTTATGACATTGCAAAGCAGTCATTCCATGAGAGAAAGAGCACTAATGATCAGAGAGAGAGAATTGCAGCTGATAAGGTCCGCAAGGATGCAAAAGAGGTTAGTAATTCAACATCTGCTCGTAAGAAAATGATTGCGAATATGACAGGAGGTAGAAAGTAATGAGCACAGCAGTACAGACAAGTTATGGCTTTGGCTTTCCTAAAGGAGTGGCCGGCGGGCTGTTTGATTTATCAGCCCATGATGTTACAACAAGACAGGCGGAAGGTGATGGTGTTGCCTTTGGTCTTGGTGTTGTCGTTGGAACAAATAAAGGCACTGACGTAAAACTTCCGGCAACAGGTGCAACATCTGATGATTTTGAGGGTGTTGTAGTACACAATTCTGTTATGGTGGAAAAGGATATGGATAACAATGTTTCCATCAACAGCAAGCGTACAGTAGGCTGCCTTCATTTTGGAAGAATTTGGGTGCAGACTGGAGCAGCAGCTAAACCTGCATACAAGGAGAAGGTTTACTTAATTACGGATGGTGATGAGGCAGGAAAGTTCACAACATCTGCAGATTCAGCAACCAAGGTGGAAGTAAATGCTATTTTCCTTGGAGAAACTGATAATGGCATTGCAAACGCAGAGTTCAGACCGGGTGCGGTTGTGAAAGCTGCGGAGAAATAAGAAGGAGGTATTCACGAATGAAAGATTTTAACATGGATGATTACAGTGCATTAAAGGGTTCTACCCTTGTTAAGGGGCTTGCGGGAAGTGAGCAGCTTCGTTTTGATAGCGTTGAATCTGCAGCTGTATTCTTTGCCAGAGAACTTGACCAGGTAAAGACAAAGACTTATGACAAGCAGTATCCGGAGCTCTCTGCATTGTCTTGCTTCCCTATGGATATATGAATGTGGATACTAAGGAATATTATTATAAAGAGAGTGTTCAATGGGAGATTACAGCAGGTAATCGTACTGGTACTGTTGAACAGATGGACGTTAATGTTGAGGCGATGGCAAGAGATTTGCAGGAAATATTGAGGATAGGAGCGGAGCAGAAGAGATTGTGGGAGGTGTATGAAAGAAGATAGCAAGGTAGTGTATATTATCGTTTTAGAAGATAGTTTGCTGAACAATCTGGAATAGATTGAAATTTTTGTATTAGGATGATAAAATAATGTTAGGTTTTAGCAAACAAGCATAAAACAAAGAATGAGGTAATCATATGGATGAAAAATTTGGTAAGTTTGTGCGTAAAAAGCGTGAAGAGAAAAAGATAAATCTGAGAAAATTGGCTGAAATTCTAGAGATAGCACCAGCATATATGAGTGATATGGAAAAAGCAAGAAGATATCCGCCAGATAAGGAAAAATTGGCTAAGATAGCAGAGGCTCTGGAACTCACAGAAGATGAAGCTAATACAATGTACGATTATGCAGCATTGGCGAAGGATAATTCTGTATCACCTGATTTGCCGGAGTATATTATGGAGACCGATAATGTCCGTGTTGCGCTTAGAAAAGCCAGAGATTTGGGAATGGGAGATAAAGACTGGATGGATGTCATAAAAATGCTTGAAGAGAAGGAGAAAGAAGCAAAGAAGTGAAGTATTTTGAATATTCACAATCCCAGCTTGAACATAAAGCAAATGAGCTTATAGAAAGGCATGATAAAGAGAGACTTGTTAAGGCAAAGAATATAGATGTTTATGATATTGTAGATTTAATTGGATGCACACCAGATTGGTTTTATATTACACCAGATTTGAGTGTGCTTGGCATGACTGCATTTCATGATGTATTAATGTGGTCATGGCCGAGCAATCATTACGAAGAAGGAATGTATCCAGAACGGGTAAAGGTGGATAAGGGAACAGTTGTTATAGATCGTGCATTGCAGGAAAATGGTAATATTGGCAGAGAAAATTTTACAGTGATACATGAATGTTTCCATCAGATACTACACCCAAGGTGTTTTAATAACAGAGGTGCTGACTATACAAAAATGTGTACGCATAAATCCTTTAGAAACCATGCAGAGAGAGTTAGAAATATGGCTGCAATAGATATCATAGAATATCAGGCAAATTATTCAGCAGCAGCTTTCCTGATGCCAAGAGTGGCAGTTTTCAATACTTTTGGAGAAATAATAGGACAGCCGGTAACAAATAAAATTTTACAGGCAACTGACAATGAGGTAAGTAATGCAATAAAAGAAACAGCAAAGCAATTTGATGTAAATTATACTGCTATGAAGTATAGGTTACGGACTTTGGGGTTACTCGAAAAGGAATCACAAAAAGAAGAATATATCGTTTAGAATGGAGAAATTATGAATCAGTCAACATACAACTCATTGAAATCATTTATTTGGGGAATCGCCAATGATTGCCTGGTAGATGTATATGATGTGGGAGATTATAGAAAAATAATATTGCCAATGTTTGTTATCAGGCGATTTGATGCGGTGTTAGAGCCAAAGCATGAGGCTGTTATAAAAGCCAAGAAAGAATTCACTAAAGCGGGAATTACAGAACTTGATGCGGCACTTGCCGCTGTTGCAGAGCAGGCATTTGTAAACAAATCTGATTTTACATTGACAGATTTAAAATCAAGGACGAATCAGCAACAACTGAAAAAGGATTTTATCGAATATTTGGATGGATTTTCAGAAAATGTGCAGGTAATTATCAACAAATTCCATATCAGAAATGAGATAGACAGACTTTCAGAGCAGGACAGATTGGGATTATTGATAGAAAAGTTTGTAGATCCGCGAATTAATCTGAGTAACAGACCAGTATTGAATGAAGATGGTTCGGTCAAGATAGAAGCACTTGACAATCATACTATGGGTACTCTTTTTGAGGAAGTTATCCGTATGTTTAATGAGGAGACCAATGTAACAGATGCCGGAAGACATTTTACACCGAGAGATATAGTTGAATTGATAGCAGATTTAGCATTCATACCTGTGCAGGATAAAATTCAGAGTACGACATATCGTATTTATGACGGAGCCTGTGGTACCGGAGGTATGCTTACTGTGGGAGATGAACACATAAAAAAGCTTGCCAGGGAACAAGGAAAAAAGGTATCCATTCATTTGTATGGTCAGGAGAATGCAGATGAAACCTATGCAATTGCCAGAGCAGATATGCTTGTAAAGGGTGAGGGCAAGGAGTCTGATCAGATACGATTTGGTTCCACAATTTCTGATGATAAATTTGCAAAAGAAGAGTTTGATTTTATGCTTTCAAATCCTCCATTTGGTACGCCATGGAAGACAGACCTGAAGGCATGGGGTATTGGTAAAAAAGATGAAATATCAGATACCAGATTTATCATAAATTACGATGATAATCCTGAGTACAGTTTAATACCAGATATTGGTGATCCTCAGATGTTATTTCTTGCAAATAATATCAGCAAGATGAAGACAACAACAGAGCTTGGAAGCCGTATTATAGAAGTCCACAATGGCTCGTCATTATTTACGGGAAAAGCGGGTTCCGGTCCAAGTAATCTGCGAAGGTATATCTTTGAACAGGATTTGTGTGAGGCAATCATAGCGATACCTGAGAATATGTTTTATAACACAGGAATAGGAACATATCTGTGGGTACTTACAAATAAGAAAGATGAAAAGCGTAAAGGTAAAGTGCAGCTCATTGATGCCACAAGCATGAAAGAGCCTTTAAGAAAGAACCTTGGCGATAAAAACTGTGAGATGACACAGAAAATGCGTGAAAAGGTTATGGAACTGTATCTTGCGTTTGATAAGGCAGATAGTGAGTATAGCAAGGTATTTTCAAATGAAGAATTCGGATTTTATCAGGTAGAAGTGAATCGACCATTGCGTTTAAGAGTAAATGTAAGTGATGAAGCATTGGAAGAGTTCAAAAACAATGCAAAAGATGATGAATTCTATGATTTTCTTATGACAAATGAGAAAGATACAGAAAGTACAAATTTCAATTCATTTATAGGGAAACTTGAAAAGTCTACAAAAAGGGCAGGACTTAAATGGACAAAAAAACGTGAAAATGCGATTAGAAAGTACTTTACAACAACGGATGAAAATGCAAATGTTGTGTTGGATAAAAAAGGAAATACAGAGCCGGATAGCAATCTGAAAGATACAGAACAGGTACCACTGTTATATGATGGTGGAATAACAGGATTCTTTGAAAATGAAGTAAAACCATATGTAGAAGATGCTTGGATTAATGAAGATAGTGCTGTTATAGGGTATGAGCTCAGTTTCACAAAGTATTTCTATAAGCCAGTGCAGCTTAGAGATATGAGCGATATTATTGCAGATATCAGAGCTATTGAGCAGAGCACAGACGGATTGCTTGCCTCTATTATTGGAGGTGAGGTGTGATGTTGAAGGGGTATGAGAAATATAAAAGTGTAAATGCTTTTGGGATGGATAAAGTGCCATTACAATGGAACGTGAAACGAACTTTTTCATGTTTAATAGAAAATAAAAAAAAGAATGTAGAAAAAGAAGTGACATTGCTATTGCAATTTAAATATGGCACAATAGTTCCCAAAAAAATACAAGATGCTGAAAAAGATGATAATAAATATGAGAAATATTCGATTGTTCATAAAGGCGATATTGCAATTAATGGATTAAATTTAAATTATGATTTCATTTCGCAAAGGGTGGCATCTGTAAATACTAACGGAATAATTACTTCTGCATATTTGACATTTACACCTAGAAAGATAGACGAACAGAGATATTTGGTTTATTTATTCAAGGGATTAGATGGTATTAAATTATTTCATGGACTTGGAACAGGATTAAGACAGACATTGACTAGTGATGAAGTGTTGAAATTGCAGATTCCAGTGCCACCAAAACCAGAACAGGATAAAATAGTACAATTTCTTGATTGGAAGATTTCTGAGATGAATCATTTTATTCATCAGAAGAAAAAGCAAATTAAGCTGTTGGAGGAGTTGAAATACACCCAGATTGACCAATATATAACAAAAGGTTTAAATCCATCTGTTTCGATGAAAGATAGCAAAGTCGAATGGATAGGGGCAATACCAGAGCATTGGGATGTCGATCATATTAAACAGCATTTTAAGGTAAAAAAGAGAATCGCAGGTAAGGAAGGCTATGATGTTTTATCGATTACTCAACAAGGCATAAAGAAGAAAGATATAAGTTCAAATGAAGGACAGATGGCTCAAAGTTATGCAAATTATCAATTTGTATATCCGGGAGACTTTGCAATGAATCATATGGATTTGCTGACGGGATACATTGATATATCTAAGCAATTTGGAGTTACTAGTCCGGATTACAGAGTTTTTACCTTGAGTGATTCAGAACATTGTTTTGCCCCATTCTATTTAAGGGTTTTTCAGATAGGATATAAAAGAAGAATTTTTTATAAATTTGGAAAAGGAGCAGCAAATCAGGGAAGGTGGAGATTGCCAATAACAGCTTTTTATGATTATGCTATTCAGGTTCCGCCAATAGATGAGCAGAGAGAGATTGCAAGGCAGTGTGATGAAGTAGAAAAACAAATTAATGAAATGATTTCCGGGATAAACAAAGAAATCACCCTTGTCGAAGAACTTCGGACAAAACTTATATCAGATGTAGTTACAGGTCAGGTAGATGTCAGGAATGTCAAGATTCCAGCATATGAGACTGAAACGGATATAATAGATTCTGAAGAAGACTCAGATGAAGAAAATCAGGAAGAAAGCACAGAATAATAGGAGGACGCAGATGGAAAAGAATATTGTGTATCATGGAAGTAATGTAGAAGTATCGATTCCGCGTATTCTCCAGAATGGTTTTTACAAGGATTTCGGATATGGATTTTACTGTACCAGTTTTGAAAAACAAGCAAAGCGGTGGGCAATGACAAGAAAAGGTGCATCTGTAGTAAATCATTATGAATATACGCCAAACACAGAATTGAAGATATTGACCTTTAATGAGATGACAGATGAGTGGCTTGATTTTGTGGCAGACTGCAGACGAGGAATTGAACATGATTATGACATTGTGGAAGGACCTATGGCAGACGATCAGATCTGGAACTTTGTGGAAGGATTCATTGATGGCAGAATCCCAAGAGATGCATTCTGGGGACTGGTAAGATTTAATTATCCTACCCATCAGATTGTATTCTGTACAGAAGCTGCACTGAAAACATTGACTTTTGAAGGGAGTGAGACATTATGAAGAATAAGTACTTCCCAGACGAAGATATAGAATCGAATGACCTTTATTTTGTATGTTATATGATAGAGCGTGTTGCAAGACACATTAAGCAGAAGAATAAGTATGTCGTAAATACAATCGGACGGGATGGTTTATATCATCTGCTTAGCTGTGCAAATGTATTACATTGTGAAAATCCATTGAAGGTAGAAGAAGACTGGATAAGTGATTATGATTTAAAAACCGGAGATTATGATATTACAGCAGTTGACAAAGAGATGGCTTCAATTATTCCTTCGCCTTTAGATATGGGAGCAGTATATCAGCGTCTGATAAGAGATACCTTGACTTCAAAAGAAGATTTTGTAGATGGGATAATCAGGGTATATAACAATGAAATCTGTGATGTGATTGATAATTACAACTGTAGTGCATTTTATGAGCCATCGTATGTGATTGCACGAGCATATCAGAATGGTGGATTTTAACTGAAGAAGGAGGCGCATTAGTTA